AGCGGCTTTATCAGCCCCTTCTCCGTATGATGATAGAGTGGCAATGAGGATTTCAGACATTGAACTCAAATCCTCACCCGTGGCAATTGCCATTTCTGCTACGGTTGGCATTGCAGACTGAATCTCTTTTAACGAGTATCCGGCGGCTGCTAACGATTCGATACCTGCACCAATCTCTAATGCATCAAACGGAGTGCTAGCGCCTAATTCTTTGGAGAGCGCTAAAATCTCCTCATATTCTGCCTTTGCTCCTCCAAGCAAAGCAGTATTTCTTTGTGTTTGCGATTCTAAATCCGCAAACATCGATAAACTATTTTTCGCGAGTAAACCGACAGGAACACCAACGGCAGTAGCAGCAAGCCCTATCTTCTGCATCCCGTCCGCTACGCCTCCGGTTACTTTCGAGACTCCTGCAAGGCCAGAACCGACATCTAGGTTTTTTAGTTTGGATACGAGCGAATCGGCAGCATCTTCAGCCTTCTTAAACCCGCTGACTGCCTGATCGGCTTCAGCAGATATTTTATCACCGAAATCAGAACTGCCAACAGTTTTAATCTTTGAATCAAACTCCGTGGCTTTCTGTGTAACCCTCTGAAGGCCTGCTTCTACGTTTGAGGTATCGGCAGTTATCGTTACCTCTATCCTGTCAATCTCACTCATTTTGAGCCTCCATCATAGCCTTCATGATTTGCTCTCCTTCTGCTGACGGCCTGCCTGCAAGATAATCTCTTTTTCTCCGTTTCTTGTCCGATATTTCCTTATCCAGATTAACCCCGTTCATAGCGGCTGCAATCCGGAACGCCTGAATACGTTCGGCTGAAACTCCCCTACCCCATAGGAATGAAGCCCTGCCAAAAGGCATTGATAGAACATGATCAACGGAATAATGATACAACCTGCACAAATCCGCGATCATGTCTAACACATCCTCTATAGCGTCTTCTGTGGTTCTGGTTTCACTCGTTTCAGATTCGCTTTGATCTCCGCTTTTCCCTCGAAAAAAGGGAGCAGGATCACATCACAAACAGTCTCGAACGAAGTTCCATCCACTACAGACAGGAACCACGCCCGATCAACCTGTTCTCCTTCAGGGAGGCTCTGATTCAGCATCGACACGGAACTATCTATCATTGCATCGGTGAGAGAGTAGTCGGGATCAGTCTGCCGACGTAAAAACGCAAGCGATACACCAACCGGAACGGAAGAGACATTAAATTCCTTCCCTCCAAGGGTAACTACTCGTTCCTCTTCCCGTTTTGGGATCAATGCATCCAGATCAATCAGATTTCGCTTTGTCAAGTTTCATCAGTCCTAAATTAGTTATGAGGAGGGCTGTGCCCATTCTCCAGAGAACGGAGCCATTGAGAATAACTGGTCTCCATCGGGTCTGTCAGAATCAATGTCTCCAGTGAGTTCGATTGTTACCATCTGCGGCATGTCGGTTGATTCATCGTCTTGGAACTCAAAGTCTCCACTACCAGAGTAAGATACCTTGTAAACATCCCAGTAAACCCCGCCTCCACCGGCAGCCTCGTGAACGAATCTCATCCGAACCGGTTCAACCTCATCGGTTGCTCCTCCGGTTGTGATCTTGGTTACGTTGCCTGAACCATCGTAATCTGCATCAACAATACCACCAAGCAGAGTCACGAAAGATTTCTGGAAATACTGCGCCATTGAGAGTTTAATAGTCACAGATTCCTTGTTGATGACTTTCGGCAGTTTGCAGTTAGATAATGCAGACTCTGACGTCTCTACGTTCCAGGTGAACGTGAAATTATTATGAGCGCCTAATGAAAGCCAGTTGGTGCCGTCGAGCACGTAACATACGACGTTCCCGAAATTGAGAGGAACGTTCGGACTTATTGAAGCCTGATATTTTGCCATTTTTTACCTCCTTGAGATTTTCATGTTTGCCCGCTCTTCATGAGTGGGCTGCATTTTTTCAACAGCTTTACCAATTCGCTGTAAAAGCGAAATGAACCTCCAACGATAAAACCAGTCTTCTTTCATTAGAAAGAGCCCGATATCAAGAACCCTAAGCATAAATCTTACTTTTCGGGTTCCATCATTTCTGGTTCTCCGTTCTAAATCATCATAGAATAACTCGTTTATCGCGTCGGTTGCCTCTTTCCGGATGATTAAAAGCCTTTCATCCTCAAACTCGTACGCTAAAGGATCATACTTCAACACCCCTGAATAAACGAAATCAACGCATTTGAGTATAGATCCTTTAATTTTCCCTTGTAGGAATTTACCTAACGGATGATAGTACGGATTATAGAGAGAACCACACCGGGATTTGGCATTGCCTTTGTATACTGGATTTGGTTGTTTTGCAGGATTGAATCCAAATGCTTTGCCTGATTCACTAACCGCAATGCAACACATTCCCCGGATATCCTCTTCCGAATACTCAGGGGCATTCCAATATTGCTCTGGGTGCTCTGGTTCAGGCCGATATTTTACGGCTTCCCAGTAATCCCTGAACATCTGAATAATCATAAGGTCACCGTCCGGAACTCTAGCATGTGCCGGTAATACTTCGTTACAGCCTCATACGTGCTGATTCTGTTAATGAATCTCACATCCTCTATACGAATCCCGTTGATCTTACCGGTATAGGTTTTGAGACATTCCTCGACTGCGTTCGCAAGAGCATAGGATTGAGCGAATGATAGAGCCCAGCAGTCTAACTGCCATCGTTCTGTATCCATCCGTGCAACCCTGCTCACGGTCTTACCAACCTGATTATAGGTGACTGCCGGAAGGGTAGGAGAATCAGGCAATACGAGCGGGTAACATCTCGGAGTGGCACCAATCAGCGCAGTTACGGCAGACGATGTTTTCAGGATGGTTTGTAAGTTTGCTGGATTGAATGCCATCAGTTACCTCTCAAAACCTTTACAATCTGGTTTAGGATGTTGCCCCGGTTATCATCAAGAGCAGGGCGTAAGAACGGCCTCGGAGGTAGCCTTGAACTACCAAACTCATGCGGAGGAGCGTATTCCTTGTTTGTTCCTATAGTGACTTTGTAAGGAGTTTCTGGTTGTGTATTAACGGATGCTGCAAGTTCACCGGTCACTCTATCCAATTTGTCAGGGCGTGGCCCTGAAAGGTAATCATTCACAGCAGTTCTTTCAACCATTAATCCGCAATTCATCAACGCAGATGGAAGATTCTTCTGCAATCGTGCTTTACGTTCTTCTAATGCACGTGCAAACTTATCCCCGCCTTTGGACGTGACTTTGATACTCATTCTATCTCCTGCAAGTCACATTCCCAGTGATCAACAACGTCAAACGTATACGCAGGATCTACAGAGATAACTGAATAATCAGTCTCGTATCCTTCACAAAGCCCCCTGATACGGTCTCCTACCTCTACAGCCACGGAAGCAGGAAGCATAACACGGAGATTCTTTTTCCGATGAGAACCAGACTCAATATCGATGATTGAGCCTTTCGGCTGGAAGAAATAGCACGGATAAGGACCGGTTGTTACATCGGCGCCTGGGATCGGTTGCCCGAACTCGTCAATCGTTTCAGCGCCTGAAACGACGATCTGACAACTACCAGCCATTATTCCAGCAAACATACTCATAATCCTCTTGTATCTGCATCAGAATGAGTAATCCCGTATAACGATACTTTGCTCTTATACGTGTTCCGTTCCTCGTTCAGAAGGTAAGACGTGATTATTTCACGGTATTCCTTCATCCACGAAGAACCGGCCTCATCTATCGTAGTTTGTCCTGAACCAGTAGAGACTGATTTTAGGTGAGTTCTGCCGAGTCCGGTTTCATACTGATGGAGAATGAGTAACCCGATAGCCCTCTCTTTCAATGCCCCGGTTAGGTTCGGAGCATCCATTAAGATTTTAGCGGATGCGGTTCCGAGAAACGCCGTATACATATCAGGAGTGAAATTGCCCGATGAATCTACAGCATACCTGCCGGAAGAAAGGATGGGGATATCGGATTCGCTAACCATCTTTAGATACCTGAATCGTAGAGAATACCGTAGGACTGGGTCACAACCGGCTTGAAATCATACAGGAACTGAAGGACAAGATCCTTGGTGTCAGGTTCCTTGTAGGTATCAAACCCGATACCAAAGTTAGTCGCGTTCTTGAAGATTGGAGCCCCGTTGTCGTTCTGTCCTGCCTGAACTCTGATGTTCTGGGTAGAGAACTCTGGGTTGTTGTAGTAGTGAATCTCTACAGCAGGATTCCGGGTATCAATACCAAGGATATACCCTTCAGAGAGTCCTGAACTGTTCAGGTAAGTGACAGGAACGCCTGAATATGGTTCTACAAGGGTTCTGTCATTTGGCTTCTGGATTGCGTTCCATACTGCTCTGGCATTGCCTGAACTGTCTACAGATGCGAGACAAATCTCAAGTTCATTGAAATTCGTATAGTTTACGAAGGTCTGATTGAGTTTGAACGGGTATCCTTCCCTGTGCATCTGTCCTTTCAGCAGGATCAGGTCTTTGGATGGAGTTGCAGTTGATTCAGACCATGCAGCAGTTGGCGTCCATGTTGGAGTAGTAGCCCCTGCAATCATCGCGGTGATGACTTCAGTGTTCAGGGCTTCAGCCATCCACTGACCGGCCCGGGTATATGCCTTCAGATACTGGTTTCTGATTGCGTTCGGCGGTCCCCGGAGCAGGTCTGATGGAAGCCGGATAGCAAAACCACGTGCGGATATTGCTTCAGGAGTAACAGACTCCATGCTCATATCGATTTCAGGGAACTTCGCGCCAACACGCTGGAGCCCCGGTTTCTTCTTCTTTGCGTCGCCTGATGCACCTGACGTATCAGTTGCATAAATGAACGTCGGCTGCTCTTCCTTATACATAGGGAATAAATCAATCCAGAAGAGTTCCGGTTCCATTTTTGGATACAGAGTTCTTAATGCGTATTCAGCAGTAAGCCATCTGTCATTAGTGCCACTAACCATTTTTTAGTCTCCTTTAAGCGATCACCGGGATCATTCCGGTTATTCCATACATACAACTATACAGATCCCCGTCAGTTCCTGCCGGACAGTAGTGCAGCGGGATTGCGTTTGCTCCTCCTGAACCGGTTCCGTCAGTGACTAAACCGTGTGCAGTGAATGATGCTGCAAGGCTCATTGCCAGTTTTGTAGCCACGCCTGGAACCTGTGCATTTGTTCCGTCACAGGTGAACGTGCCCTCAACGATTGCATTGAACGCAGTAACCTCGACGATAGCAGTCCGGAGGTATCCGCCTGCCAGCCTCTTTGAGAGTGAATCAGCAGC